TCTATCATGCTACCCATCTTTTAGCGGTCAATATAATATAGTATGTGATGGCGTGCCGGTTGGTAGTGTCCCCTTGACGGATGATATGTTGTCATTTATAGATGAAAGTTTCACGATAACTAAAATAAAATTAAGGTAGGAATTTATGAGAGTAGTTGATGTTCTAGTGGGTATGCAATATGGCAGTGAAGGGAAGGGGTCGGCTGTGCAATATTTATTGTCAAAAGACCATGACTATGGTGCGACCATGCGAGTAGGATCTACTCAAGCTGGTCACACTATACATCATACCTCACATGGGCACGAATATGCTCGCAAATTTACTATGCAAGTATTACCATGCGGATGGATAGACCCTGAATTAATATTGTACATTGGCGCTGGTGCTTCTATTGATAGGGGCTTATTATTAAGAGAAGTAGAGGCTATTCGACAATATACTGGTGAGAGTGTTAAACATAGATTATTTATAGACTTAAGAGTGTGGGAGGTTACTATAGGGGATGTACATAAAGAGAGTATAAATGAGTTATCTAGATGTATAGGGTCTACTGCTCACGGATGTGGCGCCTCGTTAATCAGAAAGTTGTGGCGTAGCAATGATAATAGTGAATTAATTTACTGGCTAAAGGATAATGGGTTTAACGTTGTCGACACTATAGAGCATAGTCAGTCTTATAATTTACTAATAGAGGGTCATCAAGGGGCAATGTTGGCTCAATTTACGAGCCCTTGTTATCCGTACGTAACGACTAGAGAGTGCACTGCCTCGGGCATTATATCTGAATGTGGCGTGCCCCCTAAAGAGGTTAGGGATGTTATAGGGGTCTTTAGGACTTTACCCATAAGAGTGGCGGGTAATAGTGGCGACACGTGCAATAAAGAGATTACGTGGGATGAGGTTAGTGATAGGGCTGGTATGACAGTTAGAGAAACGACGACCGTAACTAAAAGATTACGCAGGATATTTGAGTTCGGTGCTATAGACTTTAAGCATGCTATGATGGTAAATAAGCCTACACGCCTACTAATGACTTTTGCTAATTATTTAACGCAATGTTACGGTGAGACAGATATTGAGATAATGCCTGAAGTGAGTGAGTTTATTAAGATGATAAATGAGTTATCCGCACCTCACTCGAAAGTGGAGGCTTTTAACACCGGAGAGAAAACTGAGCACTGGGTTGAGTGCAACTAAAAGATAGGCGATAAGCTAATAAACCATAATTGCTCATAGAGCGCATAGGAGAATAGATATGGCATGGGATTTTGATCGAAAAGAAGGGAAAGTGAGAGAGGCTTTCATTAAAGAGGGTAATATCGACGTTTATGTTATGGGTAACACGCCTATTAGGGTTAGATTTCTCACAGAGGATACGTCGGTAGAGGATGTTATGGCTGAGTATGGGTTACATAGGGAGTCGGCTCAAGATAAGTTATTAGGAGAAATTAGCCAATCTAAATGGTTACAACCTAAGAGTTATTGGGTGCACGTAATATCACCTATACCTAATCAGAGATTTTATAGCACCGCATTTTGCCAAGGAAAACGGGACTGCGTATTGTGTGTTGAAAATAAATCAGGGAAAGAAATGGGGCTAGAAAATAGACAATTACCCTACCCAATTAGGAGGAGCTTGTACGTGCCGGCATATTTTTACGACATGAGTAGAGTATTATTCATTAAGGCGGGTGTTCAGTTTTTTGAGGATATTGCTAGGTACATCGGTAAGTATGGGTCGGGAGTGGACTTTGAAATATTCACTACGGGCAAGGGTTTATCGACTAAATATTGTTCGACGTACATGGGTAAGAGTGAAATATCTATTGATGAATTAAAAGACAAGGGGGTAACTTGGTTAGCTCCTCATGAGTTAGATATGATGGAGTCAGATGAGGCTATACTTAAAAAGATTAATGGTAAGCTCGTACCTAATACCGTTAATAATGTAGTTAGAGAGGTTACTGTTAGCTCTACGGTCGGTACTACGAGTGAGGGTAATCGTGCCACTAAGGATGACTCTAGCGATTTTGTGTTAGATTTTGGGCAACACAAGGGTAAGACTCTATTACAGATACATAATGAGGGGGGGATTCAATTCTTGAAATTCCTCACAGAGCATGTAGGCGAGCCTACTAAGAGTGAGGCTATTAACTTCTGTAAACATTATAATATTTAATTTACACATGGGGGCGCTATTTGTGTAGCGTTCCTATTTAAAAGGGAGGTAAATATGAATAACTTAGCTGAATTATTATTATCTTATAGTGTAGAATCTGTTAAATTATTAGTAACTGTTGTAGTAGTGGTAGCTACATTGTTATTATTTTTGACTCTAATTGTTGTAGTAGCTATGGCCGGAATTTCCTTTATGTGCGACTTAGTAGATAAAGTTAAGATTAGGAATGTGCGAAAAAAAGTGGCAAAGAGGATATCATCAGATGGGGTATATCATAGCGGTAAAGATAAATGGTAGACATAAAATCACTATACGCAGAGGCTAAGAAGAAATTAGAGCTAGAAGACCCTAAGTCGATAGCGTGGGTGTTACCCACTGGTTCGATGTTATTAGATAGAATTATCGGTATAGGGGGTTATCCATCGGGTAGGATTATTGAGATATATGGAGCAGAGCATAGTGGTAAAACTACACTAGCCCTTCATGCTTGTAAGGAGGCTCAAAAGCTAGGAGAGACTTTTTGTTTTATAGATATGGAGTGCGCCCTAGATTTAGAGTATTGCAAGTCCCTAGGATTACAAGGGGAGGCTAATAAGGACTGGCTACATATTCATGTAGAGACCGGTGAGCGTGCATTTACGACCGTAGAGTATTTTCTAAATAAAGGGGTAAAGGTTTTCGTTATAGATAGCGTAGCCACTATGATATCGCAGTCCGAACTATCAGGGGACTATGGGGACGCTAATATGGGGTCTCAGGCTCGCATGATGTCTGCTGGGTTGAAAAAATTAGTAGGTCTCATATCTCAAAGGAACGCTATCGTTATATTTATCAATCAGACTAGAATGAAGATAGGAATGGTGTTCGGTAATCCCGAGACCACTACTGGGGGTAGCGCACTAAAATTCTACTCAAGTATACGCTTACAAGTAGCTCAAGGTGCTAAGAATTTAGACGTAATAGATGAGGGTGAGTTGGTCGGTAAAACTATAAGAGTTAAGACTGTTAAGAATAAAGTTGCGCCCCCTTTAAAAGAGTGTAGCTTCCCATTAGTGTGGGGTAGGGGCATAGATACTAAATCAGAGATATTCGATGTAGCCCTACAAGAGGGCGTGATATTGAAACAGTCGTCCTTTTATTCTTTCGGTGATACTAAGGCTAACGGTAGGAATAATTTTATAACAGTTATGGACGAAAATGCCATTCTAAAAGAGGTTCAATTGAAATGGAAGAAATAGATAAGTTGTGCAAGCCAGTATTGAAATGGGTAGGAGGCAAAAGGGGTATAATTAATGAGATTGTTAAATATACCCCTAAAACTTATAACACTTACTATGAGCCATTTTTAGGAGGAGGGGCTGTTTTATTTCACCTGCAACCCAAGGTAGCTATAGTTAACGATGTAAATTATGAGTTAATTAACTTATATAACATTATTAAGGATGACGTTGAGGGTCTCATTTTAGATCTAAAGGGGCATGTAATCGATATTAATTATTACAAGAGTGTTCGTAGTTTAGATAGACTACCTGACTACCATAGCGCAGTTAGTAGCTTAAAGAAGGCTTCTAGGATGATCTATTTAAATAAGACTTGCTTTAATGGTCTGTATAGGGTAAATAGTAGGGGCGAATTTAATGTACCGTTCAGTGTCGCAAGAACCGGTAAGATTGTCGATGAAGATAGGCTTAGAGCAGTTAGTAGATATTTAAATAACAATGATATTAAATTTCAAAACCGAGACTATCACTATTCTATGTATAGTGCTTGGGATAATGACTTCATCTACATAGATCCCCCATATAGCATACACAGTAACTGCGACGAGCCTAGTTTTACGTCATACACTGCCAAGGGATGGTATGATATAGATCTTACTATACTTAGAGAATTATGTGATAAGTTGAGTTCTCGTGGGGTTAAATTTTTAATGTCTAATAGTGCAACCGATCGGGTTATTAGTGAATTTAAAGGCTACAATATTGTGAAAATTAAGGCTAGCAGATCTATTAATCCTAGGGCTAGTAGGTCTTGTGATGAGGTATTAATAATGAATTATCAAGGGGGTACGTAGTGTTTAAAATGTGTGAGATATGTGGCTACCCATCAGATCATGGGCACCACATTATATATAAGTCCAAGTGGAGAGAGGGGGTTCACGTTGCGGATAATATTATTAGGCTATGTTCTTCGTGCCACAATAAAGTGCACAATAAAGAGATAAAGATACCTAATGAGCAGTGGATGAGAGCTAATAGGGCATATGGTAATTTTAAAGAGGGGCGTAGGTCGCTAGCTGAGTCTCTCATGTTATACCCAAATAATAGGAGGAATGATAATGAGTGAGTATAAATCTGTATATCTTATAGGTAATAGAGGGGCAGATGGGTCGAACGAATTAGCAGAAAAAGTAGAGCAAGATTTATTGGACTTAAGTTTAGTCGTATGCAACCCTGAATTTTTAGACTGGTCGTCGGAAATTTACGATGAACAGTGGTGCGAATCTATTAGGGGCGCTATGAAAATGATGTTAACCGCCGATTGTGTGCAATTAATCAAGGGATGGAAGAAATCTAAGACGGCTATAATTGAACTAGGATTAGCTTTAAATATAGGGCTACCCGCATACTATCCTTGCGACGAAAACTATGACTACCTATCTAAGAGGTTAACCCTTCGGTCTAGTACAGAAGTAATAGGGTTATACGATCACGCAGACCACGGAGAGGATAGATGAGCGTAGAAATGGTCTTATGTGAAAATATTATGCGTAAAAGTTTAGATGATATTAGACAGTCTTTATTTGGATTACTTGAAAATCATCAAAGTTTAGTTGAGTTACATAACGCAGAGTATATTAGGCTGGTAGGAGTGTATGCGGCGCAATATCAGTATGGTAGCGAGTTGTATGTTCACTGTATATCATTAGTTCGTAAATATAAGAGGGATAAAAATACAACCCTTTCTAATGAGGCTATAGATAGAAGAGATATGCTAGAACAATATTTAAAGGCAGTGAAGATGAACTATGACGCACTGTCTAGAAAAGTAACAATATTTACAGAAGAGAGTAGATTATAATGAAATTAACACTTGTATATGGGCTAATGTTTGCGGGCAAGTCTTCCTATTGCGCTAAAAAGTATCCTGATTACACGTTCTACGTGCCATCATTTACCGATAGAGGGTATTTTAGTAGAGATAAGTCTATCGACGAACCTAGGAATATAGTGAAGTTTGGTACATTTCTTCCTAAGTTGCACGATAAAATGGTAATAGATGAGGGTCAGTTTTTAAATGATGTAGATCTAGATAATATTATTAATTGTAATGAAGATATACATATAGTAGTAGCTTGTTTGAATAGCAAGGGGTATGTCAGAGGAAATCATTATACGTGGCGTGTATCGTCCGAATTATTAGCTCACTCTCCGGAAATAATTCACTTACAGTCCACGTGCTCTATAGCTGGGTGCAATGGCGAGGGCGTCATGCACATCGACGTATCTTGCGGGGGCGAATATATAGGGGATCGGGGGTATAGGGTGATGTGTCATAAGTGCTTGTCGGCGATGAGGGTAGACGAGAAAGAGCGTGTAAATAATTATCTATCTAAATTAATTTGGAAGGATAAGTTCTCACAATGACCCCTATAGAGATATACTTTCATGTAGTTAGACTAAGTAGGAACTGGTCGCCACAGAGTGGTAAGAAATTAGAGCGTCAAGCTAACGAGGCATGCTCTTGTTGTACTTTACGCTCTAGTGGGGTCTGCCATGAAAGTGTATCGACTGCTAGCCTAAGATGTCAAGTTTTAGCGTATAAAAATGTCGACCGTAGTGAATGGAAGCCTAGTACTAGACTTTATGGTTCTAAAAGTAGTACAATTGAGCCATGGGTATAAGAGAAAAAAGATATGGTAGATATAAGACTGAAGAAGAGATGCGCAAGAAAGTGGAGGAGTATTTCGACACATGTAAACCAAAGTATCTTATCGATATTGACGGTAAAGTGCTATTAGATGGGGATAAGGCGGTGTTCACTTTTAATGCCCCTAGTCTCAATGGACTGTGTCGACACTTAGGGTTTATGGGTATAAATTACATGAACAAGACGCTAAAGCATGACACGTTTCGTTCAGAGGTACTCATAGAGGCTAAGTGTCGCATAGCAGAGTGGCATGAGAGTAGATTGGCTGATAAGAATAGTTATGGGTCTCAATTTTGGTTAAAGTGCGCACAACCTGAAATATTCGGAGATAAGCCACAAACTCACATAGTAGCTAAGGGATCTTTAACTCCCGAAGAAGAGTCTCATTTTGAAGAGCTATTAGATGAGTTTATTAAACCAAAAGAGTAAAGGCGACATTGCACGGGCAATGAAAATCAAGAGACCAGTATTATACGCTGGTCTCTCTTATCATCGCACTCATCGTGGAACTCCTATAGACTTTAAAAACTACCCGTATATTAGACAGATATATGCGGAAGATAGTAGAGAAATAGGGCTTATAAAGGCTACGCAGTCAGGTATATCTGAATACCTATTATGTAGGGCGTTATCGCTAGCCGAATCGGGGCGCAATATATTCTATGTACTCCCCATGGATAGACTCATAGGTCGGTTCGTTAAAGAGAGGCTAGATAAGACTGTAAAGAATACTAGTTATTATTCTAGTCTTATTGTTAATAGTGAAAACGCTACCTCTAATGTAACCATGAAACAGATAGGTGCGGGGACTATAGTTTTTGCTGGATCTAATTCCACCGCCTCGTTTGTAGAATTCCCAGCAGACGACGCTATAATTGATGAGAATGATAGGTGCGATCAGACTAACTTACTCATGGTAGACGACCGTCTTGCCAATAGTGAGTTTCGTACTAAGTGCACCGTCGGACAGCCGACTATTACAGATTATGGTATACATCAAAAATGGAAGGATAGTAAGCAATGGCTATGGCACGTAAAATGTCCCCATTGTAGTGAGTGGATACATCCCTCATTTTTAGACCACGTAGTAGTGCAAGAGGATGAAGAGGATTGGACTTATCAAGATGTAGAGTGGTCGCCTAATTTACAAAGAGACCCGTTCTTTATGCACTGTGGCAAGCCATTTAATCCTAGGTCGGATGGCATGTGGGTAGCAACGTACCCTAGTAAGACATCATCGTATTATCATATAGGCAAGGAGTTTTCTACTCGTATAACAGTAGGAGAGATGTGTGAGGCTTTCGATAGAGGGCTAAGTGATGACTCTGCCATGATGAGGTTTTACAATTCAGATCTAGGGCTACCATACACTCCTAAGGGGTCTAAATTATCAGATAGGGACTTAGATACTATAGTGGGCGACTACATTATGCCTAGTATGTGTGAGAGACCATGTGTAATGGGTATAGATGTTGGTTCAAATATACACATTGTAATTAATGAGATCTTAGGCAACGGAACAGAGAGAATGGTATGGTGCGGATTTGTTAGAGAGTTAGAGGATATAATTAACCTAACACAGAGCTACAATATCATTTGTGGGGTTATCGACGCTAATCCTGAACTGCGACTATCAAGGGCAGTATCATCCTTACCTAAGTTCTTTAGGTGCTATTTTCACGCTGATAGGGCTAACGACAAGGTCGACCCTATCAATAAGAAGGTTAACGTTAATAGGACTGAAATACTAGACTCTGTGATAGCTAAGATACGTGAGAGGCGATGGGTACTCCCTAGGAACGCTAAGTCCTTACCTGAGTTCTACGATCATATGTTAGCCAACACTAGGATATTTAACGAGAATAAAGGTGATAGTGGGCAATATGAGTGGGTAGGGACTAAAGCCGACCATTTAATGTTTGCCTCTGTATATGCTACTATCGCTAGACGTATAGTGCAAAACGTAGCCGGTTCTTAGTGCAACTATAGTATAGGGGGATAAGATGAAAAGTTTAAACAACACTTTAAGAGGTATTAAGTCGTACAGTGGCGAGACTATTGAGTCATCTATGATTAGAACGGCAATATTACTTGCGTTAATTGTCGTACTCGCACCTATAGGGGTTACGTTATTAGTGATGCGTGGCGTAGCTTTTCAAGCTATAATATTTGGTACTTGGCTCACAGTTGAGGCTATCTTGTTATCTATAGTTTTATTTAATTTAAATAGTGAGAGGATTAGTACTAAGGAAGCTGATGTTCGCATTAGTTGTTGATGATAATAGGGTAATTGTGGTATAATTAAACAAATGCAAAAGAACTTACCATTTACAGAAATAGAAGTTAATAAGTCCGCTATAGGGTATAGGGTAGAGGACGCCTCTATGTGGGGAGGTGTTCAGGGTAGGATACCTAGTCAGCGTGGATTAAATGTCTATAACTATCACTCCCTAATAGGTCAAGTTGCTAGGGATAGCTCGGGTGACATACTTAGTACAGAGTATCAACTGCCATACTTTTCGCTAACTGTCTCAGAACGCATAGATATAGCAAGGTGTTGCGCCCCAGTCTTTGCCGTAGTAACTGGTCGGATGAATATTATATCAGGTCTCACGTGGCGTGTAACGCATAAGAGTAAGAAAGAGGATGAGATAGCTATAAAATTACGGGTAGCCAAGCAAGTAATGGAAGAGCGTATTAGTGTAGGACAGCCCAAGGACTTAAATGAGTATCGTTTATTTCAAGAGAATAGGGTTATCGTTAATAGGTGCGCTCAATTTATAAAATCTCACTTGGTCGACGTACTACCTGACATGTCTAATTTCGACAGATCCTTATTAAGATGGTCGGCTTCTATAAAGGCTAGCCATGAAGATGTGGCGACCAGTATAGAGGACTGGCTATCGATTCCTAATGATAAGGATAACTTTTCTAACTTTATTAAAAAGATGGTATTTGACACTCACGTACATGGTAATGCAGTTATATATAAACAGAGACAAGATGGCGTTGTTAGTCAACTATTCACCCTAGCAGGAGGATCTTGTTACCCCATTCAAGATAGGACAGTGGGAGGGGCTAACGGTATTGTTCAAATTGTAGACGGGGCAGAGGCTCAAGTATATTTCAAGGATGAGGCTAATATCGTACATTATGCACCGTACAGCGGGGATCCCTATGGGTTGGTGCCCATGGAGTGTCTCATTAATAAAGTGGCTGAAATACTAATGTTCGACCATAGGGCGGCGATGATGGCGGATGGGACAAAGCCTCCCGACGTACTACTAGCTTTCGGCGATAAGACTCCATGGGGCGGGTTACAAGGAGAGTTTGACATCCCGCTACCTAAGGACGAGCAGAAGAGGTTAGAGACGGTAGTTAATGAGCATCGTAAAGAGGCGGTAAGGATTATTTCGGGGCACGGAACACCTATAGCCGTTGATATTAATAGGTCGGACATCTTTCAATATCAATCAGAGCGTCAGCGTATGGTGCGTGAAGAGGTAGGGTTAGTGTTCGGGGCGTCTAATGCCGAAATGAATCTCACTGGATCAGAGAGTACATCGGGCAGAAATTCATCTGAACAACAAGAAAATAAGGACGTCTATAAGGGTATAGCTCCTCACACTAAGGGTATAGAGGATTATTTTAATCAGCAGATATTGAGTTTCAGGAATCCAGGCTATTACTTCCAGTTCGACCAAAAGATATCAGAGAGCGACCAGCTTAGGTATTGGACGGATATGTTAAATAGTGGACTTTATTCTGTTAATGAAATAAGACGTGATGAGATGGGTAAAGATGGTTTTAGTGGTGAAGAGTTCAATCAACCAAGGGGAGTAGTGCCTCCTCAACAACAATTTAATGAGGAAATGTAAATGTTAATAGATTTAGCTAATACGATAAACGGCGCACAGCAGGCACTACATGCCATTCACTTTATGTCTAGTGGTGATAATTTCGGCGACCTACATGAGACGATGGGTGAATATTACTCTACAATGCAAGTGCACTATGATGACGTAGTAGAGCTTGCTATACAGTGCAACGACACTACCCCTTTAGTATCTGTCGGTCAAATAGAGCAAGAGTCCTTTGAAATCAGGGAGGCTTTTTCGTTAGCGCAACAATTGATAGAGATTTGCTTATCTAAAGCTATGGCATGCTACACGGCTCATAGTGGTAGTAATATCGACGATGTTGCTGTGCAAAATTACCTACAAGGATTTATAGAGTATTGGTCTAAAGAGAGTCGCTATAAAATCAAACAGAGGCTCACTAATATCGATAGGGTGATGGTTATTAAATCTAACGTTGTTAAGTCGGCACAGTCATACCAAGAGAGCCTAGGGGCGCTAATGAAAGAAGACCCTAAGTTTTTAGCCGTCGCCCAAGAAAAGCTATCTGCTAAGGGCGTAGACGCCACTAAATTAAGCCAAGAGGAGATAGTACCTCTTTTAGTAGACAATGGGCTAAACTTATGGGACTTGGTCGAATAATATGATATTGAGTGGTCTATCTAATGATGATATTAGCTCTCGTATTAGTGAGTTCAGGCAAGAGTTAGTGGAACTGTTCGACGAACAAGAGGCGCTAATAGTGGAGTTACTAACTGACAAGGAAGACCCTCAAGAGGCATTAGAATCAATTTTAGAGTTATTCAGCTAACGACCCGCCTTTAGTACTGCGGGTCGCAGTCTATTACAGTGAGGGGTCTATATGACAGACAAATTAAGCAGTATTATTAAGAGAAATGCTCTAATTATTAGGGGGCAGTTAAAAGCTAAGTCTAACGAGCAGATAAAGGATATGGCGTATGCCAAGCTACCTACCTTTAACACATCGGCACTTAAGACACAAGATAATGGTAAGAGAATAAATGCCACGTTAAAAGGACACCTAACTAGGTCGCTACGTAGCGCCATGAGTAAGGGTAATACTAACGAAGAAAAGATAGCTCTTATGCAAGAGGCTACGCAAAAACTATTTAAGACGTACAAGAGTCATCACACTAAATTAATAGCCGTTACAGAGGTACGTTCGGCATCTGATAACGCAAAACATGAGTATGCTAAAGAGTTCAAGAAACGCAACCCTAGCTTTAGTACGACTAAAGTATGGGTGCATAATAATCACTTAGTGCGCACACCAAGGAGCGGACATTTGGCTCTAAACGGTATAGAGATTGATTTTGAGAGCACATGGAATATGAGGGCAGAAAATGGTCAAGTTATCAAGGTTAGATTTCCTCATGATAGTATGCTCCCTCCTAACGAGTCTATCGGTTGTCAGTGCACATGGATTCTTAAGATCGTTAATCGATTTGGTAAAAAAAGAGAGAGAATTGTGTAAAATCCTATTGACATAGTTGACATAGTGTGTTATATTTAAAGAATAGAATAAATACAGAGGAGAACAATGAAATGACACAATTAGAACAATTGGAACAAGTATGGATGGATGAGGTTGAAAATTACAGAGAAGTGTGTCGCATGATAGACAGTAGGATTATTACTGGTGAAATTGCCACAATTAAGTTTAATTTAGCTAGTGAAATAATGGGTAACGCATTCTGTGCTTACTCGATCGCTAGGGTTCGTGCCAATAAGGATGGTGAATAATATGACTAAATTAGAGCAGTTGCTAGAAGAAAAGTGTGAAGCAAGAGTGCAGATAATGCAATGGAAATTAGCTAGGGGTATGTGGCGGGAATTTCCTAACCCTATCACTGAAGAGCGGGCTAAGTTGTACGACACAATAAATCAGCATATTGAGCATCTTATCGAAAGGTTAGATCGTGAAATCAAAGATGAGATTGAGGCTGAGATTCGTAATATTAAGGGTGGGGAATAATATGACTAAATTAGGGAAATTGCAAAAAGAATGTAACGAATTAGAGCTAATTATTACTGAATATGAAGAAGATATAAAAGAGCTGATAGTAGAGATTGAGTGTTATAAAGACGAATTGCAGTTGATTAAAGATAAGATTAAAGTGATAAGGGGTAAGGGGGTGGGTAATGGGTAGCTCAAGGGCTAGGCGCATGGAGCTTGCGAGACGGGCAATTAGCTATGAAGATCCTTATCGTTTGTACCGCTTGGCACTACTCGCCATACAACCATGGAGGGATAATTCGGGAGAAGATTAGTCTGAATTTAAGCGCATTAAGAACCTATTAGATAGGGCTTATTTTAAAGAGACTGTGCCGACCATTATAGATGCAACGGCACAGGGTAATGAAGTAAAGAGTATGATTGATGAAATTATGTTCGGTGAATAATGAGAGGTGAATGAAATGGAAGAGTTAGAGAGATTATTAACGGTTAAACTTAATCTTAATTTAAATATCAAGCTACTTAAAGAAGAGATGAATAAGTGGTTAGAATTTAATATGGATCATGTTACATTATTCGATGAAATGATATATAGGATGGACGTGCTTAAGGATTTGTATAAA